ACCGACCAACCGGCGGGATAGGTTTTATCTTATCCTCTTTCTTTCTAGCCATTAGAACGGAATTTCATCGTCCAGCTTCCCAGCAGCCGGAGCCTGTTGCTGACGATTGCCATCATCCTCAAACAGCTTCAGCCAGACCTCACCCTCCTTATTCGGTAAAGGCAAACCCTCAAGCTTGATGCTGATCCCCTTGTCATTCTGAAAAGCAATACCGTGACGCAGCCAAACAGGCTTATCACGACCAGGTACTTCCTTCGCTTGCACAACACTAAATCGCTTATTCATGTGTATCTCCTATACAACTTTACAGTAGGATAACGATATCGGAATGATTGTTAGTCTGCAATAGCTTTTATTGTCATTCCAATTCGCATGGCAATCTGCGGAACAATCGCATTGCCTAACCCTTTAAGTCTGTCCACCCTTCTGGGTATCCCATTAGCCACTCGACCCACTGCGGGTTCAGCGATCCACCCACCTCCGCATTGAGGGGCTTTGTGTTTCGGTTGTGTTGGCTGGGGCCACCGTTGTTCTTCGCGTCCTGAGTTGTCGGTGTCGGCCACAAGCTTCTTGCCACTATGCTCTCTAAGTTCGGATGCTTGTCGTTCACTCTGTTCTGAATGTTGGGCGCAGACATCGCCGTGCATGATCTCGGTGTCGGCCACATCTTCACATCCGTTCTCAGGCTTTTCCCCTGACCGCCGCCCGTTGTCCCCTTGCTGTCGGCTGCGGCTGGTGTCGCCCATATTTTTGGCGATGATCCAGATCCTATCTCGCTTATGGGGCGCATCGACACCGCAAGCTGGAACAATAAACGGCCTTGCGGCGTAACCTTCGGCTTCCAAGTCAAGCAGCACTTGGTCGAGGCCCAATGTGAGGTGACCATAAACATTCTCGAAAACGCACCAAGAGGGTCTTTTGGATGCAACAATGCGTAAGATGTACGGCCAGATGTGGCGAGGATCTTCCTCTCCGCCGCGCTTACCGGCAAGGCTGAACGGCTGGCAGGGGTATCCGGCTGTGAGGATGTCACAATCGGGAACATTTCTATCTGGGTCACTCGCAAGCTCCTTTACATCACAAGCCACAGGAACATCAGGCCAATGCTTAGAAAGAACCTGACGACACCACGGCTCAACATCACAAAACAGTACAGGACTACTCAACCCAGCCCACTCAAAGCCAAGAGAGAACCCCCCTATACCGCTACATAAATCAACGTGTCTCATGTGCAAGTGATATCACACACAAACGATATTACAATAGATGTTCGCTGCGAGATCGGAACAATAAGCCCCTGGCCAGATCCTCAATCAAGTTAGGAAACACATCAAACCCGATCAAAGCAACAAACCGACCGTCATGGTAAACACGCAAACCATCCGGGAATACCTCCCAGACAGTCACGCCATCACCTAAATCGTCATGCAGAGAAAAAGACATCCCTACTTTTGACTGTTTGATTGCAATCTAGCCTTACCTCTACGCTTCAACAAAAGCCTCGTTCCCGCTAGAATCTCTGCAACATCTTCACTTTTAGTGATCTTAGCAGCAGGCCTATCACGGCGCTTAGGCTGGGGCTCACGACTCTCAGGCTGGGGTTTAGTGGCACTTTTCTTTTGCTCTTGAGCCTGTGCCAGAAGCTTCATAGCATCTCTGTATATCTTATCATTCTTTTCAAAATCTTTGCGATCAGCACGATCCATAAGATATTTAGCCAAGGCACGGATGGGAGTAACCCCACCACCCTCGACTTGCCCTGTTGGCTTAGGCTTCTTAGGTGGTTCCATCTTTCGAGATTGCATTGGTGTTCTAGCCATAACTTCTTCCTTTCTTCATGCTATCTGTAACAGCATTCTTAAACGCAGAGAGATTAAAATAAAAGACACTACGCATACGACTTGCGCATACGGGTCTTAGCAGCCTTCCTAAATGCAGCGTCACTAGGTGCGCCCTTGCTACCAGGCTTCCGCATCTTCTCGCCAGAGCCTTCAGCAATACGCTTCTTCTTAGCGTGGATGTTCGCATATAATCCTGGTTTCTTATTTGGCATCGGTAAACCCTTTCATGGTTTTTTGGAAAATAGTTTCGTGGGGGACTGTACAGTAGGCGCGAGGGGGCGGGGGGCAAGGGGTGCTGTTCCAAATGTGGCAGGATTGTGGCGTTCTTGTGCCTCGATGCCCGTCAGCCACAACATCTTGTGTCTGCAATTTAACATAATGTAGATTATAACGCTTAATACAGCCTGACTCGCTGTGCGCCCGAACCATTGACGATAGGATCGTTTGGCTACCCATACCTATGCCGCCTCTGTTTCGTCACTGTGCGGCTCTCTCAGTAGCTCTGACGCCTGATTGGCCAGCATTGCTGCGGCTCTCTCTTCCATATCCGGTGAGATCCACCAGCCCGCACCTTTTGCCCTGCTGAAAAAGTCTGCTGTGAGACACTGAAATTCATCCCTTAACTTAGATAGGTCCAGTTCAGCTTGCGTGTTAAGTCCAGACTTGGATTGAATAGCCTGCTGTTTAAGCATTGCCTCGGCTTCACCTAGTTGGATTTGCTGTTTGGTTGTTAGCCTTGCCTTGATGCTTTCCTCTAGTTTGAGTGAGGGATCATATACTATGCGGTTGGCTGTTGACTTCTGGCCTTTGAAGAATGGCTTGCAGTAGGTGAGGTATCCCAGCTTGCGCAGCTTCACTGAGTGATATGATACGCCGGTCTTGCCTAGTCCTATATCTTGCCCGATCCTTGCGAGTGAAACGAATGTTCTTCCCATTGTGTCAGCATAAGAGCAGAAGGCTACCAGCACTCTGAGAGTTGAAGGAGTAATGCGTGGGTCTTTGATCGCTCTGATTGGTACGATTGCAAATGCTCTTAGATCTTTTGCTCTGAGTTGTTTGGGTCTCAAAACGGATAGTCCTCTATTGGATCGGTGGGTTGCTCTCTTCGGGCATAGGTCTCTATGCGGTTCTCTTCCAGGCTTTGCCGATACATTTGGATCACGTTCATCGTGACGAGGTTTTTTTCTAGCAGTCTGTCTGCTCCTGATCCGGTGATGTATTCATCGCCTACAGCTTCGCCGTGGTTCATTCTCCTGGCATTGATGGCGTCACTGTCCCAGGCGATTGACTTTGCTGGTCCCAGAATTGGTGGTTTGTATGCGTCTGAGCATTTCTGTGCTGCTTTGACCATGTTGTAAATTGTTGGCCATGAGCGGGTGCGATTGTTCTTGCGGATGTCTTTGCCCATGTTGCGGAGGATGTTGGTTAGCCCTTCCTCGTTGATGGAGCTGACGATCTCGCTGTTGATGTCTTCGACCATTGCGGACATTTCGGTTGCTGCTCTTTCGGGCGTGTGGTTTGCCGGTACATCGTAGGACTGCAATTCCTTTTGCAGCCATGCGCCGATCGCTTGTGTTCTCTGTTCGTAATTCATTGGAGTAACTTTCTGTCGGTCGGGATCGATCCCAGGATTGCCTGCATCTGCTGGTCGCTTGTCATGTCCTGCAATGAGGGTTGCTGGATCTCATCATCCCACCGCTCACCGTTTAGCCATGTTGCCAGGTGCGGCATGAATTTCTTATCTTGCTGTCCCCATGATCGGACAAAGAGCGAGAGCGAGTGCTGGATCCGATCGATCGGAGCTTTGGTCAGTGCCTTGGCTAGTGCTTTGCGAGCTGTACCTTTGCCGACTTTCTTCGGATAGATCTTCCAAAGATCATCGAAAATGGACATATCTTTAGAGGTTATATTTCCAAGGTTATTAGTTCCAAGGTTAAGGGCTGGCAGATTCTGCCATGGGGGGGTAGCAGATTCTGCTAGGGGGGGTGGCAAATTCTGCCATGGTTGTTTTGTTAGGTTTAGTGCGTATCCGTTGCTAGTTTGGCTGCCATTGCTGCGCTTGCGCTGTAGTCTCCTGACTACTCCTGCACACACAAGCGCATCTATGTGTCCTTGAACTGCGCGCTTTGACATCTCACATTCATCGGCCAGAGTCGAAAGGCTGGGGAAACAAGCGCCGGTCTCGCTGTTGTGGTGGTCAGCAATCCAATAAAGGACGATCTTCGTGGCCGGTTTGAGGCCCTTCTGCTGCATTGCAAGTGCTGTCATATAGTGAGACATCTATTCACCCCATGTAACAGTTGTTATTAGGCACGGCTCATTTCCGTACCGCTTGAATACTTTGAGGTCATAGACCTGGGCATCATCTTCGAAGACTACGCCGTTGAACGAATCTAACACGATTTTAGCGATATTATCAATATCAGGTTTGCCAGGATAGATCTCGTCAGCCTCTGCTGCGGCCTTCTTTGCCTTCGTCCAGCTCTTTGGGATCTGGAACTGTGCTTTGATAACCATTTGGCATGGCATTGTTGTCGGTTCGAGCTGGTGCAACATCATGTAATTCGATGCAGTACCGGCCAGCCGATGCTCATAGCGGCGCGTTTTCTCTGGAGTGTATACCCTGCCGGTGCGAGTAAACCGGGGCCGACCCTTGCCGATGGGTTGACCAGGGAGCCAAATGTAAGTGCTGGTCATATCCGTTTCAGCCAGTCTGTCACATCTGATTTGTCATCTCCTTCGATCACTACGCCGACATCATCAAGGATCGTTTCCAGGCTGACAGATTGGTTCAATCCTTCCGATATCAGCTCAGAAGCCAACCGGCTTTGTGATATCCCCTGCGATTGGGAAGCGCTATCCAATCGGGCTTTGACACCGGCAGGCAATCGGACCACCAGAGCTTTCTTCTCTTCCATCTTTGTTTGATATTTCAACTTTCTTTCCTTTTCTTTCAGCAGGTTATCAAATACTTCAAAAAAAGTTTGATTTACCCCTTGACCCTTATTGTGATATCACCTTATATATTAAAAGTAAGTTAATCAAGAGAGGAATCAGAAATGGCTAGGATTCAGAAAGACGCCGCTATGTTCGACTTGTTCGACAATGGCGACAACAGCCAGCCTGGTGAGCGTCAGACTGACATCGAGGATATCATCTTCGAGAAAAGCTTGTTGGCCTTGGTTCAGTCTGGTGACGAGGCTGGGCAGCAAGCCTGGAGCGATGCGGCGAAAGCCGGTCAAGTAATGCGGATTTGTTAGGAGTTATGACAATGGAAAAGAACTTTCAAAAAGCCTTCAATGCTTTGGAGAAAATTGGTTGCCCTGTGATCGAGGGTTGGGACGATCCCGATAAGTTCGTTATCAGCGGCGAAAACAATTACCCTGTTTGCTGGGCTGACTATTACTGCGAGTTTCCAGGTGGCTTGGATGATTTCGGAGTTAGCAACAAGATCAACAAGATCTTGGACAAGTATGGTTTGTTCGCTGAGTGGATCAACCCTGGCGTTTTGGGTGTTTGCGAAGCTTGATTTAGCAGTGCGTCTTTCGGGGCGCATCACTAAACCAAGAGGAGAAAAGAAAATGGCAAAATCAATTCAAGCACAGGCAGCTGCCCAGATCAAAGCCAAGATGAAAGCGGCAGGGTTCAAAGCCAGCGTCAGCAGTTTCAGCGCGTCTATGTGCAACGGTGTGCGGATCTACTGCGATGAAGCTGACTATCAAAACAAAGAGAAGATCAGCGACATTTGTATGCCTTACCAGTACGGCCACTTCAACGGCATGGAAGACATCTACGAATATAGCAGCATGATCCCAGGTTTGCCGCAGGTTAAGTTTGTCCAGATCAGCTACCACGGTTGATTTAACAGTGCGCCTTCGGGCGCATCATTAAGTCAAAGGAGAACACAATGGCAGTTAATCACACCAACATGGTCGCGCGTATGTCTAACATCGAAAAGATCTTGGAAGATATGTTCGAAAGCCACGAGAACCAGCACGGAGAGAAGTATTGGCGGTATGATTTTGGCAGCGAGCAAGCCTTGGAAAGCTTCTTTGTCGATCAGATCCTTTACATCAAAGGTTATTCATCAAAGGCAATCAATACTGTGCTTTTGGTTTTCGAGAAACATTACGGATAGGAGTGTAATCATGGACGATTGGAAAGAGTGGCTTAAAGATACCATCGGAGTGTTGAGCCTGTTTCTCACCTTCTACCTTTTATTTTTCTTTGCGGGGATTTTGTAATGGATTGGACTAACGAACAGAAAATCGAAGGCCTCAAAGAGTGCATCGAGGAAAGCAAATTCGAAATCTCGTATGCCCAAAGTCGCGGCGACAAATTCATGGCCTCAGAGGCAGCTCAGGTTTTAAAAATGGCAGAAGCCCAATTAAAAGCCCTTACAGAAGGTGCGCAGTGATGGGCAGAGTGAAAGACATATTTCAAGACAAGCGCGAAAGAGCTTCTAAGGTATGCCCGGACTGCGATGGTGATGGCAAGGTTGTTGAGGTCACTTACCGGCGGCAAAGCTTCAGCCGGGATATCGGGGAGCCTTACGAAGATCCGGTTGATTGTGAAACGTGCCAGGGAGAGGGCGCAATATTCGAGGAGCAAGAAGATGAAGATTTATGAAGTGAACACCAAAAAGATGCACCACCGCGATGCTGGGGACACAGAGATCGCGGCGGCGCACCAGGTGGCCGCAAAGGTTACAGGCAGGAGATTGGAGACCCTGCGCGCGCTTTCGACCCTGGGAGGAGGGTCAGGGGAGCAGATAAGCGCCTCTCTGCGGCTACCTATCACTAGCATAAGACCACGACTAACGGAACTGCAAGAGATGGAACTAATCGAAGACACCGGGCGGCGTCACAAAAACCAGTACGGAAACGGCGAGATCATTTGGACCGTCACAAAACAAGGGGAACAATATGTATATTAAATTTGAAGAGATCCGCGACATGGCCGATCACATCAGACTATTGACCGGAGACGATCAGGACACCTTTCTCGACACGCTGGACGGTGAGACCGATGCAATGGACATTCTGGGCAAGCTTATCCAAGAGCGCACCGAGTGTTCTGCCAATGAGGCAACTGTTAAAGATCTTGCGGCGACCTACACCGCCAGAGCAAAGCGCCTCTCAGCCAAACAGGAAGCGCTTTCGATCACGATAGGACACTTGCTGGATGCAATGGGCCAGACTAAGATCCAACACGCTCTAGGAACAGTTAGCCGGACTAAACCCCGGAAAAAAGTTGTGGTAGTAGATCCGCACGACATTCCCAGCCAGCTAACAACAGTAACAGTCAAGCCAGACATGGCAGCAATTAGAAAGCAAATGGATGCAGGGGAGCTTGTGCCAGGTTGCGAATATCAAATGGGCAGCGCGTCTGTCACAGTGAGGATCAAATAATGAGTGAACTACAAAAAGCAATGGCCGAGGTGAACGATCTTAATCGCACCCACGGCGTCACGCAGCGCGGCGGCAAGAAATACACCGAGGTGTTTGTGCGCGTTGAAGCCTTCCGCAAAGCATTCGGAACAGATCACGGGATCAACACCGAGATCCTAACAGACGATGGCAAACGGGTTGTGGTCAAAGCATCGATCACCAACAGCGCCGGGATGGTTGTTGGCTCAGGCATGGCTGAAGAAATCAGGGGCCAGGGTAACGTCAACAAGACAAGCGCCCTGGAGAACGCAGAGACCAGCGCCATAGGCCGCGCTCTGGCATCCATTGGCCTGCATGGTGGGACATATGCCAGCCTCAATGAGATCGATGCTGTGCCGCGCAAGGCAGCAGCGCAAAGTCAGCAGGCTCAATCTACGCAGCCGCCACCAGCGCCACCCGCCGGGGATCTGCTCACACTTAAAAACCATATCGGGCAAGAGAAAGGATCGGGAGACGCGCAAGAGTTTACCGCCAATCTCATCAAGCTAATTGCAGCCTATACCAAACTGGAAGCCACCAAAGAGGGGACCGTTATCCCGCCACGGGAGCGCATGACGTTGCTGCGTGAGCTGATCGAGCAAAACCAACAATCAATCGACACGCTTTCCGATGGGTTCAAAGAAGAGATCGACAAACGATACAAGAATTGCCTCAAGGTATTGGGCGCACAGTTAGGAAAAGAATGATGGAGACCTGGAAACAAATGAAGGCGCGTCAAAAACGGGAGCTGATTGGCGTGGTTGAGGATCTGGCTGGACAAGTGACGCAAGTAAAAGCAGCAGAAAGCCTAGAGATGTCGCAGGCTTTACTCAGCGCGTTCTGCCGCAAGCACAGTATCACATGGGAGACAGACGGAAGGAAAAAGAAATGACCGGTAAAGATATAATCAAGTGCATCAAGGCAGCAGAAATGAAGCTGACAAAGAAAGAAGCATCTGCTCTTATGTCGATACCGTATAAAACCGTTGTTGATATCGCAAAAAAATACGGAATAAAATTTATCGATGGAAGGCAGAAAAGCGATGAACCAAGAAGGCAAGCAGGCATTGGCCCGAAGTCAACGTCAACTATCAATCATGATCGAGACTGCAAAAAAACAGAACCGGCACAACCTCAAGCAGCAGCTCGAGAGCCTGTTCGCATTAGGCGAGATACTTCAAAGGGCCATTACAAAAGAAAGCTAAAGAATAGGTTTCGGGACATACTTCAGAGCGATCTGGATTACGCCGTCAAGCATGAGTTAATCTACGCAGCCAAATGGCAGGATCATCAGCGCAGCATAAAGAAAAAAACTAAGGTAGGTGGAACGCTATGAGCGAAGAGGAAATGGAAAAGAAAATTGAGATTGCAGGCGCGGTCGGCGCGTTTGCAGGCTTTGCCAGTGGCATTGCCGTAATGGCCCTGGTCGCAATTATATTTTGAAGTCGTGTGGGTGGCCGTTGAAAGGAATGCTGGCACATTTGGTAGCAACGTCATCCTAGGCTAAACAACCACCGTAGCACTACTTACGGCAAGTCGATTTTATCTTGTGATGATAGCCACCCACTCGATATTTCTATACAGGTTTTGTAGCCATCTCAAGAGCTGTTTCAAGAGTTTCTTTATTTCTTCGCGTCCATCCTTTTCCGAAAGTCTCAAAGGTTTTTAGCCCTTCATAAAACTTCTGCCGAGTATGATACACAGACTCAATGATCCTGTCTGGATCTAAGTCAGCAACAGCCTGCAATGTCATAGGCCCGATTGCCCCGTCCTGCTTCGCTCCAACGGCACGTTGAATAGCCTTAGCTGGCCGACCGCTGCCGGAGTTTACAGCCCAATCAAATGCGCACCAATCAACACCGCTTGGGAGATCATCACCGCGAACCTTATCCCAATAGTTTTTCTTGTAGATCGGAGCTACGTCATCAGGTGTCAGGTCTCGCATCTCTTGCTCAGTGCTTTCCCGGCCAATCCACTTGTCATAGACAGCCTTGGTCACACCAAGGTTAGTCATTCCACCCGGATCTTTTGGATGATTTACAAAGCCGCCTTCGTGCTTCAATAGCATTCTCAAGCAGTGTCCAAAGTTCTCTTTCATTTCTTCAATCCTTTTACTGTACGGATTCCAAACGATGCAGCAATCGAAGCATACATTGCCCATGAAAACCAGCTTGGTGCAGCCTCTAAGTTCTTAAAGCCCTGCTCCATGTACGGCTGTAACCCAGGGATAAAGCTCCCCATTACGATTGCAATGAAGCATAGCGTCCAGGCTTCATCCTTCCAACTGTCACGACTAGCCTCAATAGCAGCCTGCTCCCAGGATATCTCCCCGGTTGCGATCTTCATTTTCGTTTCGGCTTCCGCTTTCTTCACCGCAGTCTTGCCATCGATGTAGCTGGTAGCAAGACCGCCAAGCGATCCTATGATCTGACCTATCATTTCTTTGCCTCCATCGCATTGAACCCGAAGTAAGCAGCAACCACACCCGAAGCAGCAACCACATACACTGTAGCTATGTCAGCAATTAGATCCGCAGCAGTGTCTAGGCCCAACGCAGAGGCCGCTACAATGGCAAAAGGGTATAACAACATACCAGCAGCGCAGGCAACAGTTAAACGGCGCTGTGTGTCGCGCTTAGAATCGGCATCATTAAGCTCTCGCCAGCGATCCTCTAGGGCAAGCTTCTGCCATTCAACCTCATCGATCTTACCGTCTTTGTTTACGTCTGCTTTCTCAAAGGAAGTCATGTCTATCTCCTATCGGATTGGGTTCTTAACTAAGTCATCAAACGCTGACCAAAGATCCTCGATCTCGATCTCATAGGTGTCGAGCTTGTCGCCAATGCCATCCGTCACGGTCGTTGACTTCTCAACCATTGACCGCAAGTCCATAAGACTGCGTTGTTGCTCAAGAATGTTAGTCATTTGTGTACTGATCTGCGTGAGCTGTGTGTTTAAGCCAGCCACATTGTTCTGATCTAACGTCTGCTCTATTGCTTGTATGCGTGAGGTCGCATCAAGAACTTCAATTACAGATTCCTCTAGCCCATTGAACCTAGAAATCGCATCATAGCCATAGTAAATACCACCACTAAGACTAGATAGCAAAGGCACAGCAGCAGCAATATACCAACCTCGAAGCGTAAACCCGCCAGCTTTGATTTCAACATCTTCCATCTACGGATTACCATACAAACTCTGAGCATGATCGTATAACTCATCTGCTGTTTTGCTGTTAGATGCAGTGTATTGAGTCCAGCCCGTACCCTCACCCTGCCCACCCCAAGTAATAATATATTCATTGGTGTCGAAAACAAAATC